AAATTTATTGGAGATGCCGGGATGTTCCACTTCAACACAATCATTCCACAACCAGATCATCACAATCTAGCCTGTGACGCAGCCAAGCAAATAGAAAAAAACATTATTGAACTCAATTTGCGTTTTGTAGAAGAAGGTATACCAGAAATTGCCATTGGTATTGGCGTAAACTCCGGCGTGTGTATCGCTGGAAATTTTGGAGCTACAGACAGATTTGCATTTAGTTTAATTGGCGATCCGTGCAACGTAGCTGCTCGTTTAGAGTCTGGAACTAAGGAAGCTGGTGTTGGTACTCTTATAGGGCATGAAACTGCACGAAATTGTAAATATGTGTTAAAGTCACTAAAACCACTTAAAGTAAAAGGCAAGGCGGAGGCATTAAAAGTATACACATGGGCATGAAGTTAAGTTTAATATTAGGATTGTTGCTCATAGGTAGCGTTGCTGGTTCTTTTTACTACATAGATTATCTTAACGATCAAATAGCCATACTAAAAGGCAATCAAATTGTTTTAGAAACTGAAATAGAAAGACAAAACGAGTCCATACAAAATTATTTAGCAGAACAAAAAAATCAACAAGCACAGTTAAATCAACTTGAAGCTGATAAACAAGAAGCAATGAAAGACGTTAATAGATTGCGTAAAACTTTTGCTAATCACGATCTTGATGAATTGGCTTTAGCCAAACCAGCTCTTTTACAAAGCAAAGTAAACAAAGCATCCAATAGAGTCATGACAACTTTAGAAAAATTAAGCAACCCTAAACAATTTGATGAAACACCTAGTAGTAATTAGTTTAAGCATATTTATGGCAAGTTGCTCAATGATGCAAGGAGTAAAGCCTGTAGAAGTAAGAAGTATTGCAGAACGTGCACCTATGTATCATCCGCCGCTACCTTATCCCATGAGCCTATCAAAAGTTGATTGGGAAATAATTACACCAGAGCTAATGCAAGAATATTTGGATTTAGTAGAAAAAGGTGAAGCACCCAGAAAAGCTTACTACGCACTTTCCAGTAAAGAATACGAGAATTTGAGTATGGATATGGCTGAAATAACTCGTTACACTAAAGACATACTTTCTATAATTAAATATTACAGAGAGCTGGACAAACCAAAGGAGAAAAAAGATGAGTGATGCACCAGATGCTTTTGTTTATAACGCAAAATTGAAAAGAGTTATAGACGGTGATGGATTTGTACTAAGTGAAATAGATTTAGGTTTTAAAGTAAAATTGGCCAATCAATCGGTTAGAATGGCTGGGATTGATACTCCTGAATCTAGGGTTAATACTAAAAGGCAACCTGAACGAATCAGAGAAAAAGAACTAGGCTTACAAGCCAAAGAAAGATTAAAAGAATTATTAATAGGTGATATAAAAATTAAATCGTTGGGTCGGGGCAAGTACGGAAGATTGCTCGCTATCCCATACGACTGCAATGGAAACGATATTTGTGCAAAACTTATTGAAGAAGGTTTGGCTTCTCCTTATTGGGGCGGTACAAAAAAAGCTAAAGTTAGAAAAGACGGAACTTGGGGCGAATAAAATGCAAATATCGGAAGAAGGATTAGCGTTAATAAAAAAATACGAAGGCTGTGAGCTAGAAGCTTATTTATGCCCCGCAAAAGTTTGGACAATCGGTTATGGGCACACTAAAGACGTAAAAGAAGGCGACCAAATAACCAAAAAAGAAGCAGAGTACATGCTACAAGAAGAAATGATTGAGTATGAAGGCTATGTCAACGACATGGTAGATGTAGAATTAAATCAAAGCCAATACGACTCTTTGTGCGCTTGGGTATACAACTTGGGTCCTAACAATTTTAGAAATTCAACTCTCCTCACCGTGCTTAATCAGAAAAGATACCCAGAAGTTCCTCAAGAAATAAAACGCTGGAACAAAGCTGGTGGTGAAGTCTTAGATGGTTTAATACGCAGAAGAGAAGCAGAAGCTTTATTGTTTGAAGGAAAAGAGTGGTATGAGGTTTAGTGGTTGTAGTAAATGCACTATACTTATCCTAGACACTATGTGTTTAGGGTTGAGTGGCTACTATGTCACTACCTAGTTGCTTAACCCGATTCTGACATGAAAGACGTATCTTTTAAAGACTTTGATATTCTTTCAGAGCAAGATAAAGAAGAAGCTCTGACTTTATTAAATCGTTACGATCAAATAGATAAACAAGATATCTGTCAAAAAGATTTTATAAGTTTTGTAAAACACCTTTGGCCAGAGTTTATAGAAGGAAGACACCATAAAATAATAGGCGACAAATTTAATAAAATTGCACAGGGTAAACTGAAACGATTAATAGTTTGTTTGCCACCAAGACATTCTAAATCTGAATTTGCTTCTACATATTTTCCAGCTTGGATGATGGGCAGAAAAGGAGATTTAAAAATTATACAAACCACGCACACGGCTGAACTGGCTGTACGATTTGGTCGTAAAGTAAGAAACATAATAGACAGTGAAGAGTACCAACATATTTTCCCAGACTTACAACTGCAAGCCGATAATAAATCTGCTGGTCGATGGACTACAAACCAAGAAGGAGAATCTTTTTACGCTGGTGTCGGTGGTGCAATAACTGGGCGTGGTGCAGATTTGCTTATTATTGATGACCCACACTCAGAGCAAGACGCTTTGTCGCCAAAGTCTTTAGAGTCTGCTTATGAGTGGTACACGTCTGGTCCTAGGCAGAGACTTCAGCCGGGAGGCATAATTGTGATAGTAATGACACGATGGAGCACCAAAGATTTGGTTGGAAAAGTGTTAAAAAAACAAGGCGATGAAAATGCAGACCAATGGGAAGTGGTTGAGTTTCCAGCAATCATGCCAGAAACAGAAACTCCTTTATGGCCTGAATTTTGGAAAAAAGAAGAACTCCTGTCAGTCAAAGCATCACTGCCGGTTTCTAAATGGAACTCACAGTGGATGCAAAATCCTACTTCTGAAGAAGGCAGTATAGTAAAAAGAGAGTGGTGGAGAGAATGGAAAGGTGAAGAGGTACCAAGTTATGAATATGTTATACAAAGTTACGATACGGCTTTTTCTAAAAAAGAAACCGCTGACTATTCGGCTATAACTACTTGGGCAATATTTAAAGACCGTGATGAGGTTGAACAAATAATATTATTAGACGCAAAACGATACAGAGTGGATTTTCCAGAATTAAAAAGAATTGCTTTCGATGAATACAAATACTGGGAACCAGATTGTGTGTTAATAGAAGCAAAAGCCTCTGGTACACCTTTGACACAAGAATTAAGAAGAATGGGCATACCTGTTACAGCTTATTCACCAAGCAGAGGCCAAGATAAAGTAGCCAGAATGAACAGCGTAGCACCCATATTTGAGTCTGGAATGGTTTGGGCACCAGACGAAGATTACGCAGATTTAGTCAGAGAAGAACTTGCTTCTTTTCCATTTGGCGATAATGATGATTTCTGCGATAGTACAACAATGGCGTTAATGAGATTTAGACAGGGCGGTTTTTTATCTTTAAAAGAGGATTATCAAGATGAAATAAAGTTTTTATCTAAAAACAGAACAGTATATTATTAATGAAAATATTTATAACTAGATTTATACACGACACAAAAGAGTATGAGGGTCCAGATATACACGCAGAAAATGAAGAACAAGCAGAATTGATAGCAGAATCGCAAGGTTTAATTTTAGAAGGCGAGCTAACAGATTTATTTTCTTTGGGTGACGAAATGCGACCTAGAGTGCTACACTAAACGATTATGGCAATAGACAAAGCATTAGAACCAAACAACAATCTTGACGTTATAGAGCAAGGCTCCAGCGTTACGATACCACAAGAACCTTCAAGACAAGACATGATAAGTGACGCAGCACAAATACTTGTTAATGAAGATGAAATTCTAATAGGAGATGAATTAGAACAAGAGCCAATGCCAGAAATGGATTTTGATTCTAATTTAGTGGATTTTATTGACCCTACAACACTTACTAAAATTGCATCAGATTTAATTAGTTCTGTGGACAGTGATAAACAATCAAGAAGTGAATGGGAAAAAACTTACACAGAAGGCTTGGAATATTTGGGCATGAAATTTGATGAACAAAGAAGTCAGCCATTTGAGGGCAGTTCTGGTGTAATCCACCCGATATTAGCAGAAGCCGTTACTCAATTCCAAGCACAAGCTTATAAGGAAATGTTGCCAGCTAAAGGTCCTGTTAAAACTGAAATAGTTGGTGCAAGGACCATAGAAACTGAAAGCCAAGCGGCAAGAGTACAACAGTTCATGAATTATTACATTATGAATGTAATGCAAGAATACGATCCAGAGCTGGATATGTTGCTTTTTTATCTGCCCCTAGCCGGAAGTGCATTTAAAAAAGTTTATTTTGATTTTGTTACAAACAAGGCGGTGTCTAAATTTATACCTCCTGAAGACTTAATAGTTCCTTACGAGGCATCTAACATGTCATCGGCAGAAAGAATCACACACGCGATTAGCATGTCTCTTAATGAAATCAAAAAACAACAAGTCACAGGTTTTTATGCAGATGTTGAAATAAATGACGAAGACTACAGTGAAGACGAATCAGAAGTTAAAAAACAAATTGATGAAATACAAGGCATAGAGTCTAGTTATAAAGAAGACAGAAGCAGAACTATTTATGAAATACACACTGTTTTAGACATAGAAGACTTTGAAGACTTAGATTCAAATGGTGAACCTACTGGGTTAAAACTGCCTTACATTATTACTATTGATGAAGCGTCAGAAACAGTTTTGTCTATCCGAAGAAATTATTTAGAAACCGACCCATTAAAGAACAAAATCAATTACTTTGTACAATACAAGTTTTTACCGGGATTGGGTTTTTATGGATTGGGCCTTTCACACATGATAGGAGGTTTATCTAAAGCATCTACCTCTATACTTCGCCAACTTATTGATGCGGGTACATTGGCTAACTTGCCAGCTGGATTTAAAGCCAGAGGTATGCGAATAAGAGACGAAGACCAACCATTACAACCCGGCGAATTTAGAGACATCGACACCACTGGTGGCAGTTTAAGAGAAAACCTTATACCTTTACCAATTAAAGAACCAAGTAATGTTTTGATGCAACTTCTTGGCTTATTGGTTGATTCTGGCAAAAGATTTGCAGCTATTGCAGACATGAATGTTGGCGATAGTAATGCAGCCATGCCAGTAGGAACTACTGTGGCTTTGTTAGAAAGAGGCACAAAGGTGATGAGTGCTATACATAAAAGATTGCATTACGCACAGAAAATAGAATTCCAACTTTTATCTAAAGTTTTTTCAGATTATTTACCACCCTCATATCCTTTTGCTATGGGTTCAGCACCCAATGAAATTAAACAACAAGACTTTGATGGACGTGTAGACGTAGTGCCTGTATCTGACCCTAATATATTTTCACAAAGCCAAAGGGTAACTCTGGCACAAGAATTGTTACAAATGGTTCAATCCAATCCTGAAATACACGGGCAACAAGGTCTGTACGAAGCTTATAAAAGGATGTACGCAGCTTTAGGTGTAGACGATGTAGAGTCTTTAATACCGCCGCCACCAGACAGCACACCCAAACCAGTTGAGGCTGGTATAGAAAACAGCAGTTTAATGATGGGACAGCCAGCACAAGCTTTTGAGGGGCAAAATCACAAAGCTCACCTAGAAACACACAAAAGTTTATTTTTGACACAAGTTGTAAAAGAAAACCCAATGATACAGTCAATAATAATTAGTCATTGTATGCAACATTTACAACTGCTTTCATCTGAAATATCTTCTCAACAAATACCAGAAGAAGTGCAAATGCAATTACAAGAAGCGCAAGGCCAAATGCAACAGATGTCACCGCAAGAAGCCGAACAAATGCAACAACAAGTCCAGATAACATTGGATCAATACAGTGCACCTATAATGGCAGAATTAACATCTGAATTCTTACAATCCATTGGTCAAGGTCAAGACGGTGATCCTTTGGTTGAGATTAGAAAAACTGAGTTAGATTTAAAAGGCAAAGAGCTGGATATTGAAACGCAACAGTTTATGCAAAAACAGAACCAAAGATCACAAGAAAAAATGCAAGAGAATAATTTACAAGAACAACGCATAAATGTGCAAAAAGATATTGCAGATGATAAACTAAATGTAGCTATAGACAGACTTAAACAAAATGCTGATTTAAAGCTACTTGAATTAGGAACAAAAACGAGGAATTAATTATGGCAACATCATTTAAAATGAAAGCAGCAGAAGAACTGCGTCAATCAAAACGATTAGAAAGAGAAGCAGAAGCAACGGCACACGCACAGTTAACAGCAGCTAAGTATGCTAAGAACGCAGCAAATGAAAAAAGAATTGCAGACAAAATGGCTAGAATAGAAAAAGGTGAAGAACCTGTAGTTTCAGAAGAGGTAGTAGAAGAGGTAGTAGAAGAGGTAGTAGAAGA